TATCAGCCAGATCAATACCAGCAGAAACAATGGCAAATTCTGCCTCTAATCTTCTGCCGGAGAGAGTCTGTACTGCAGCAATATTGGTTGCAGACAATGTGCCTACCACCTCCAATTCACGTCTTGGATTGCGTGTATTAACACCAACCCTTGTGTCATTACCAACAAACAATGTTACACCAGATTCACGATCAAAAAATTCCGCAATTGCTTCAGGACCGCCTTGTCTCACCACCAGAGCAGGTCCAGATCCATTGTTTATAACAGACAATGCACTTGTAGTGGTTAGTATTGTGTCAATAACAGTAAAATCACCTAGTGCAGTCAAGCTACCATACACAACCAAATCTCTATTCATCTCTACATGATCACGCAGTACTGTTCTGCCAGTTATGTCAAGAGTGCCACCAGCAGCTATATTATTGAGAACATTAATATTCGGAGCTAATTTTTCTGAAGTAACAGCTAAATCAGCAATCTTTGGTGTTGTTACAGAGTTGTCGAGAATATTTTGATTGGTATTATAAAACTGTACTTGTCTGTATGTAACTTCAATTGAAGCGCCAGAAGGTGGGGCTTCATAAAATGTTAATGTTCTGTTATCAGGTATAGCAAATGAGCTCTTATTCTGATAAACGCCAGAAAAGTATACATCAATATCAGATGACGAGAATGCCGCACATAGCAATTGAAACTGTGTGGTGAGACCATCAGCTTGAAAACTTATTGGAGGTTGTGTGATAAACACACCACTGAGCTTGCCAATAGTAATAGCATTACTTGCAATGGTATTGTTGAGTACTGAACCTGGTGCAGGTATAAATGTGGTATAGGGAAAATATCTCAAGTATTGTACTTCTACAACATTTAAACCTGCAGGAGGTGCTTCAATAAAGACCAGAGTGTTATTATTGGGTAAAGCATAAGTGTCTTTTCTCTGATAAACACCAGAAACAAATACTAAAATATCATTAGGAGTGGCAACTGCACTAGCCAATTCAAAAGTTGTTTGACCGGGCTGCACATTAAAAGATTGTACTTGTAGTATTGCGTTAGTTAAAAAGAATTGACTTGCAGATATTGATCCAGTTACAGACAGATTGTTAAATATGGTTCCACCTTTGTCAGAAGTGATAAAGTTACCTGGAGCAGCTTTTTCTTTAGTCAGGGAATAATTTGCATATTTTGGTGTGGTTATGGATCCATCAGCCACAATACCAATGGGCAAAGGATTGGCTTTAATAAACACAACTTCAATGTTAGCCTCACCAGGGGTGTCTGGTGAAGGTGGTGGTTCCACAAACGTAATTGTGCTGGGTGGACCTGGATTGATACTGAATGTTAATTTGTCTTGATATATACCAGAAATATACACCAAAATGTCATTAGCACTGGAAATGTCTTGACCCAGATTGAAAGTCACTGTTGAATCGTCACCAACAAAATTATCTACTGGAAAATTGCCTACATTTTGCAGCACGCCATAAATTCGATCTGCGCTCAATCCCCCTGTAACAGATAGTCCATTAGTAATTGTTACAGCACTTAACAACAATGCATTTGATGAAAGATATTGAACAAGTCCTCTTATATCCAAGCCAGGGTTAAGATCTAAAAGATCAGCAAGATCTCTACCACCACTTATCAACTTACCAGTGGTGCTGATGAATATAAATTCTCTGGCACTAACTGATTTGAATGTTATGTCTGTGGCAGAAGCTGCTTGAAGATTGAGATAATTGGCACTATTAAAATTAAAATCTGTGTATGCAGCATTCCATTGATTGCTTGTACCGCCTGGGCTTTGAAACAATGGTGTGTATATTACTTCACGTGCGCTAATTTCCCCGGCAACTGTTAAATCAACATTTGGCTGACCAACATTGATACCAACTCTGCCTCGCAAACCAAATGGCGTACTGTAAGCAGCATCCTCAACAACCATTATTTCTTTGTTATTATCTAAATCTTTGAATGATGCCAATTGAAAATTGCCTTCACTAACACCAACAAGCAATGCAGGTCCAAAACCTTTGGCTATGACGCTCAAAGAAGACACAACTGTTTGTTGTGTTGTACCAAAGAATGCACTGAGTGCACACAACACTCCAATAACTGTCATGTTACCAGCAAAAAGAGAATCGCCCGTTACATCGAGATTGCCTTGTATTGTTCCACCAGATGCTTTGAAATACAGAGTATTAGCTTCTACTGCGCGAAGCCACGTGGCACTGTTTTGGTACAGTGTTGTATATGTAGAATCCCAAGTAACAGTAGGTACAAAAAATCTTTTACCAGTTAAATCAGAGACCAATACAAAATTATCAATTGTGTAGAGAGTATTGGGATTTGGTACTCCTAAATTTGGTTCTGCATTTTGTAAATTGAGATAATCATAGCGAAGTTTGTCTGCGGATAAAGGAGGTGTGACCCGTACCCGTTCACTATGAAAAACCGGGCGAAGAGGGTTCATTATCTTTCCGTATTAATAGTTTCTAATATTGCTAGGGTTGCATGCAGCGCATTTAATTTGTTTGCGTATAAAACAAGTTTATCACCTTCGGTTAATACAATTTTACCCATTGCAATGTTAGCCGCATCATATGCGGGAATGGTGAATCCACTTATTAAAAATACAGATGTTTGTAATGATGCACTTGATAAAATTGCTGTAACAGTTTGATGTTGATCTGTAATGTTTGCAATTTGCGTGGTTAGTATAATTGATGCGCGCTGAAACGGTGCTTGATACAAAGCTGGTGTTACATCTTGAGTAGAAAGCGGTATTGTTAGGTTTTTAAATAAATTAAGAGGAACAGTGGCCATATCGATTTATTTATTCTATTGACAATACAAAAGGAGTGACTAGAGAGAATATTGAGCGTTGGAATGTTCGACCTTCTATTGTACCTGTTGCTTGTTTAATGGTAAATTCATCTCCAACACGAAAGTCACCACTCTGATTTGTTGCTGTGAAGAAAACTACGCCTACATCATCAGTAACTACTTCGTTCTCAAGTTTTGTTTGACCTCCAAGAACGGGCAGCGCATTTGCCAGAGTTGTACCAGTGCCAATGTATTCAAATGTTATGGCGCTTGCCAAAATGCTACTTCTGATATAAAATTTAACAGGGCTTCCTGCAGTTAATGATTTAGTCAACGTTGAAGGTTCTTCAATATACACATTAAACTTGTTTGTATCAATGTTAGCCGCTGAGCTTATGACATAGTTAGTGTTATCTTTATCTATTTGAAATAATAATCCTAACCCAGGTGTATTGGCTATGGGTGTAGGTATAACATTTTGTACATTAATAAATGTATCTCCAGAAGAAACATTACTAACTAAAGTGCCAGTTAAAACCGGGGCAGAAGATTTACCAAAAGCTCCTAATCCATAATTTCCAAAAGAACAATTTGAAGTATTAACATCGCATCCACCTCCAGCGCTTACCAACACGCCATAAGTGCATGCTATTGTAAATATGCTAACAAGCTGTGCATAACCATTATTAATAATGTGTACACCAAGACCACCTTCATTAAATTGTGTAAAGGAGTCCATAACCATGCTTCTCAAATAACCTCTTGCTAGTGACCCATCAATGCGAATACCGCACCCGGCATCATTGGCACCTGGTGAAGAGGATTGTGTAATAGAGCTGCAGCCTTGTATGTAAGGACTGGTTGTTATGAAAGGTCTATCATAAGGTGGCACCATGGATAGAGAAGGATTACCTGTTTGAAAGGCAAAGGCATATTGCACATTAGACGGATCTAAATTTGGAAATGCTATTGCAGCAGCCGGGGCTCTGTGTGCTCTAAATGTCATTCCCCACAAATAATCTGCATTAGTAACCCAAAACATATCATAGGTAGGGTTTTTCGGGAAAACACTAACTCTTCTCAAATTATCACCTATAATAGCAGTATTAGGTGGCACATAAATTGGATTGTTTTCGCTATATTCACCTGTTTTAACAAAAATTGTGTATTTACCAGGGTTAGTTGTGGCAGCATAGCAAGCCTTTTTAATGGTTTTGAAAGCTTGTGCTTCTGTTATGCCACGGTTTGAATCGTCGCCACTAGGAGATACAAAGAACACATTAATAGTGTTGGTAATGCCACCAGAAATAATTTGGGATAAAGTAAAGAAATTGATCTTGAATTCACCCTGTAAAGGTCTGAATCCCACAATGTAATCAGACGGGAAAGGTATGATTTCTGCGAAATCATTAAAAGAGCGGTAGGCCATAGAATTATTTAGTTCTATGCCGTTAGAATTAGATTATAATTTACTCTTTATTTGTCTGAGGCTGTGTGTTATTGACAGGTACAATATCAACACGGCTAAAAACTCGGTCACCGCTAATCAAAGTTACCGGTACGAGTGCGGCCTCATTAGCAGCCAGAAGATCTTCAATCTGCTTCTTGACACCAAGGAGTTTTTCTTCGTTTGTCATGTTTTAATTAAATCTTATGTGCTAATAATCAACTATAAATTTCAATGTAAGAAAATCGCTTACCACTGGAAGCTAGTCTATAACCTGCATCATTGGCATATATTATGTCTAATTTTTGAGGGATGTTGAAAGCAGATAAGGTAAAAGAAAGAGTATTATTAGTATAGACTTGATACATGTTTACTGGATAACCGCTGAAAGGTGGATTTTGTGCACTAACACTTTTTATTTTTGAATAAAAATCATAATATTCTTCTGTACCGTTAAATTTGTTGGAACTCAAATAAAGTCCGTTTCCAGTACTAAAATCAAACATATTGCCCTCAAGATAAAGCGTATGTGAGCTGCCCACCTTGAATCTAAAAGATGGTGCTTGTTTGCTCATGAAAGAAGTCGTACCCCGGTGATAATAGGTCTGCCAGAAACAGAAAACGATTCTGTGTTATGAAATGTACTGAGTGCTTCTTGTTCTGTGATAACCTGTGAGAGCAGATTGGTATAACTGCCATACTCTAAATCTGTGCCACCACTCACAGCAGTCATGCTCACATCAATTCTAAAGATGTTCTTGACAGGATCTTGTGGATCAGGGAACAACCACCCTTTGATTGTGAATCCTGTGTTTGCAATTATCTGAGCTTTTTGTTGACCATTGATATCAGTTGGATATTCCAGATTAATTGTACCATTCCAAAGTACTTCTGTTCTGATTTCTTGTGTATAATTTAAACTGAACGCTTTTGGAACTGTCCAACTCAATATGATGTAAGGATTGTTGAAAGGTACAAAATTAGAAAGTATTTGATCCATGTCAGATTGATAACGAGCAATAATGCTCATATTGACATCAATGTTTACTGGCACAGGTGTTTTGTAGTAAAAGGATTGATAAGAAGGCTGATTTTCAATAGGTGAACCATAAGCATAAAACCCTGCATTTTTATTAAACACTCTGTTATTATCTCTTTGAATGCTTCCAATGGTTATGCTGATGCAAGGCAAAGTAATGTTTTGAGCAGGATTTACCAGGTCAAACAACACCCTTTGCTTGGGAGCATACACATACCTTACTTGTTGTGTGGCCTCAGCAACACGATTTTTATTGTACCGTTTAATTACTACATTGTCAAATGCAGCAAGAAATTGCAATATAAGGTCTTTGACCTCAAAGTAATATGTGTATTGTTTCAATCTGTATTATTTAATACAAAATCTATTAATAATACTTCCACTTTTGTGCAGAAATCTGTTTGGACAGCTTGCGTCTCATTGAAGGTTTCATGAAAGTGCGGCGAAGTTTGAGTTCCTCTGTAATGCCGCTCTTCTTAACAAGATTCGAAAATTGTTTTAGTTTCTTATCAAAATACACTTTATTAGATGCTTTCTTGACATCCAATGTGACTTCACAAACAATTTGCATATTCTATTTAATAGCTGTTATGAATTTTCTACTATTATTATTTCTGCATGTGTGTTGTGAAATTTATTTGGCTTTTTTGGTATCATTAATTTGGCATAATTTTTAATATCTATGTTATTATGACAAAATGTTTCAAGAGTATAATTTAAAATAATTTTGTTATCATTAATGTTATAACTGTAAGGATAAGGTATTTCAAAAACTTTTTTTGAATGCTGCACTACCAGGGTAAACACAAGATAAAAATCTTTTACACAAAATAAAATTAGCTTGCCTGTTTTAACACTCTTACCATTCACTACAAAATCAACTTTTTGTTGTAGAAATCGATTTATGTTTTGTTCTAATTTCTCTGCAATCATGAATCCATGTACATTACCTTTTGAGAGGTCGACATCCTCATTAAGTTTTCTTTAAAATATTTCCAAAATGCCTCACCTGCAGGTATGGTTGTTATTAAATCACAGCTATCCATGCTAATGCATCTATAATCTTGCATAAAAATATCCCATGTTATTATTAAATTTTTCTGCACAGGGTCATACTTGGGTGATCTGGTTGCAGGTTTATAATTGAGAGTGATGCGACCATCAATAGAATTGAGTATGGTATTTGCATTAGTACACAACATTCTCCGGAAAGCTGATTTGCCTGGTCTGGGTCTGCGCCTGGCAAATTTTATTTCACATGCGGCGTTTTGTAGAATTGGCCTTAGGCTTGTCAGGGATATTAACATTGTCCTCTCTCGGTTTAACCACGCCGAATATTCTTTGTTCGTTTAAGAAAATGCCATGGCTCACACGCCCATAGTTAACTACATCAATGTTAGCAATTGGCACTCCCATGTTATTGGGGAAGCAAATATGATCACCATTTTTAACTTTGTGACAACTTGAACCACACAGTATTACTTTGCCTATGCGCCATGCACTAGTGTCTGCATTCACAGGCACTACAATGCCATTTCGAACAATGGTGTTACTGGTGCCACCTTCATCCACAAACTCTACTAGAATAATATCATCCAGCAAGGATTCTAAATTATATCCAACAAAAACACTGTTCAAGGAGTTTCTGGAGTTGGAAGATAAATCAATGAGGCTCTTTTGTGTTGCAAGACTATCTATGTTGGCTGCCATAAGTTAACTTAACAGTTATCAACTAGAAATCAAGTTATGACACATCTTTAGAAGGTTTCTTGATGTAATTAATTTTTTGACGCTTGTATCTTGGCAAAACCTCCACCAACATTTTGTAAAGCTCTTCATTGCTAAAATTATGACCATATCTGTTCACTGTGGCATTTACAATTTTAGCCGCACTTGGATCCAGCATGGATAGCCACCTATTAACAATGTAAGGCTGAAAGGCTTTATCATCTTCAACATTCACTGGCAAGTTTTTCTTCTTGCTGAAGCAAATGCCATCCAATATGTCAAATAAGTTCAATGAGAAATAATTTTTGTGGAAGCAATGAAGATGTCATCATTGATTTGATAGAAAGAATTGATCACATCTGCCATGAAATTGCGCACATCAATATCATTGAGATTTGTACTGTATGCAAAAGCTGGTGCCTTCTTACCAGCAGTGATATTAATACCAGTATGCCCTAATGCAGCTGCATCTTTAACATGCACAATACTCACGCTGCATTTGCCTTTGGGTTGTGTCACACCACCTTGGGTGAATTCTTTGTGCACCATCAAGTCATCACCATCCACTTCAATAGGTGCCTTGAGATATTTTGTGCTCAGTATGTTTGCCACCATGGTGTTAAACAGGCGTTGATAACAGATGGCGCCAAAACTCTCTGTAATGAGTGGCAATTCATACAGAAAATGTATCATGTCTTCACTGTATATGAAATCTTGGCTCAGAGCATCTTCTTGATCAATCAATCCTTCAGTTTCAACTTGTGCAGGTGCTCTGAAAGCAATGATGTTGCCAATTGGTAGACACTTCTTTCGAAAATATTTGTATGCAAATCGGTGATGTAGCACTACTCCATCATAAACTTTGATGTCTTCAATGATCATAATGCATGATTATATGTTAAAACGATTAATGTTCAAGCCAAAACCTAAAAAAGATATTTGAAAAGTGTAACCATAATCATATTTGCAAAAATAAATGCCTGTGCTGAGTTTGGATAAGAAAGGCCCGCATTCAAAACCTTCCTCTGTTTTACGGTGAAGCAACAGCTTGGGGTGAATTATGTCTATTAAAGTGTATCTAAAATTAATGCGCATAAATTTGCAAACTTGCGCGCATGCAAGTTGTCAAGGTATTAGTTAATTGATGATCATCTAATCCTATGTAAAAACAAAAGTCATTAGATGGTGATACGCAATTCTGAGTTGCAATCAAAAAAATTTCTCCGTGCATATTCTATTATCCGTCGTTATGGATTCCTTCCTTTATACCCACAATCTATTATAATCAAAATTTAATAAAAATCAACTGTTAAATTTTAATTGAATCTATATTTTTTTCTATAAATAAACGAGTAATATGGCTGAATACGGCAATTCTGATACAGGCAGGGAGGCAACGTTTGGACGAAGCTTAATGAATTATATCAATTCTAGGCTTCCTTACCAGAGTTATACTGTTGTAGATACATTAAACAAATTAAATCCAAAGTACAGAACGTTTCAAGATACAGGCAGTAAGCGCACAGAGGCATTAGCCCGTCAAAGTATCAGCTCAAGCACTGAGTATAATAGCATTGATCCAGCTGGCATTGTTGGTCTGGATAACAATTTTACACAATACATGTATGCCAACATACAGCATGATAAAATTTCCAGATTGCGTGATTACAGGGTAATGGCAGCATTTTCTGAAGTTGCTGATGCATTAGATGAAATTTGTGATGAAACAATCAATAAAGATAAAGACGGTAAAGTTATTAAACTTGAGTTGCCTGATCTTGATGCAGAAGATGAAGACAGAGAAACACTTGAGAAAGAATTTCAAAAATATGTAAGTTATTTTGATTTATCTAATCGCGGTTGGGAATACTTCAGACAACTATTAGTAGATGGTGAATTGTATTTTGAACACATTATACACAAGCAATATGAGGATGAAGGCATACTTGGTGTTGTAACTGTGCCAACAGAGTTTATTGATCCAATTTTTGGCAATGTTCAGAATCTCATGATTAAAGGTTTTCTTCTAAGGAAACCTGTATTTGATAAGAACAACCCAACAAAGATTCAAGACTATGAACTAATACCCATGGATAAGAACCAAGTTACATACATCAACTCTGGCATATGGAACGAGAACAAAACAATTAGATTACCTTTCATAGAAAATGCTCGTCGTGCATACAGACAATTAAGCCTCATTGAAGATGCTGTGGTAATATACAGATTGGCACGTGCCCCAGAAAGATTAGTTTTTAATGTGGATGTGGGTAACATGCCACCACCAAAAGCTGAAGCTTATCTCAAGAAACTAATGAATCAGTATTGGTCTTCAAAAACGTATGATAATACACAAGGAGCAGGAGCGGTAAAGAAATTTAACCCTCAAAGCATTCTTGATAATTTCTGGTTTGCCAAAAGACAAGGATCAGAAGGTACACGCATTGACAGACTGGCTGGTGGAGAAAATTTAGGAAAATTAGAGGACTTAGACTATTTCTTGAAGAAACTATATAAGAGTCTCAAAGTGCCAGTTTCAAGGCTCAATGTGGATGATGCTTACAAAGATGATATGAACATCTTGCGGGAAGAACTAAAATTTGCTAAATTTGTGGTTCGTATGCAGCAACATTTTGCGGAAGGTCTAAAAAATGGATTTATCACACATCTTAAGCTTCGTAATCTATGGGACAAATTTGATTTAAAAGAAAACAACATACATTTAGAATTTAATGTCCCAGTTAACTTCTTTGAGATGAGAGAAGCACAAAAACAAGAATTAAAAACCACATCATTTAATAACATCACACAGTCTGACGCTGTTAGCAAGAGCTATGCATTGAAGAAATACATGGGCTGGAATGATCTTGAATTAATGGCCAACAGAGAGTTCATGCGTAAAGATATTGGATTCTTGTGGGAATTGGAACAGATCAAGGCAGGCGGTCCTAATTGGAGAGAGAATGTGCAGGCTGGTGCCCCAGCTGCTCCAGGTGGTGAAATGCCCATGGGTGGTGGTGGCGGAGGCGGATCAGCAGTTCCTCCACCTTTTGGACCAGCACCAGCCGCTGGCGGTGAGGTAGCCCCTGAAGTACCGCCTGCTGGTGCTGAAGCTGCAGCTCCTGGTGGCATGCCTCCACCTCCTGCAGTTTAATTGTTAAGAAGGTTTAACCGGCCACACAACACTATCTGGTGTGGAAAAATTAGATGTAATATCTCTTAAAGCCTGTCTGTAGTTAGACCATTCTGCAGGTATGGCTGATCCTTGTTCTTGATGCTTAATTGCAACCCAATCAGTTTCTACCAGTAAGCCATTCCTCTGTGATCTAATTTGATCCCAATTCAAAATTATTTGGAACGGAGCAAAGATATTATTTTCATCTTTTATCCATCCTGGTTGTACATCCTCACCGCAAACATGCCACACTAACCCGGGGGCTACTTCGAAAGTATTTTCGGAAACCTGCACAACAACATTATTAAAAGTTAAAGCATTCATTGTTAAGAATATTTATATATAACTACAATACCATTCTCACCACCACTGTATGCACCTCCTGTATTCCAGTGAGTACCACCACCACCACCGGGGGCTCTCACATTGACACTTGCTGTATCAAACCTGGATTTAGAGCCACCACCCCAATATGAAGCACCACCTGAAGAACCTACAGCATAATTATAATAATTGCCACCAGTTCCGCCACCACCCTGCAAGTTAATATCCCCATTTACACCGGTACCTCCGTCACCACCAACGCTTCTAAGACTATTTTGATCTGGCACACCCCACCCCCCTGTTGCAGAACAAAAAGAGCCAAAGGATGAAGAGCCACCTGTACTGCCGAGTCCGCCGCCAGCCCCAACAGTTAAACTAACTGATGTGAGGTTACCTACATATATGTACTTTATAGCTGTACCGCCTGCACCTCCGCCACCCCACGCGTTACTTCCTGCGCCGCCTCCACCGCCTGTCACAAACACTTGCACATAATTTACATCAGCAGGTCTGGTCCAATTAAAATTACCAGCATTTGCATATGTATCAATGCCTAAAAATCTGCCGCTTAAAACTGCTAGTTGTGATACTTGGGATACAACACCTTTTGTATCAAATGTTATGACTGGTACTGAAGACAAAGAACCATATGTGCCTGCAATATCAGGATTTAAAGCACTTATATGGCGCATCAATACTGTTGAATTCTGTATGTGGTTACTACCAACAGAATTAAGAGCAATATGATTGGATAAAATACCTCTGCTGGGAATTAAGTCTGGTGTTATGCAGGATAAGGCTAGTTTCTCTGTAGTAACGCACTGAGCAGACAATACTTGTGTATTAATTACATTGTATTTGAAAAGCCCTTGACTTACCCTGGTTGTTGACATACAGGTTATTTATGGCTTTTTATTCAGATTATCTTTTTATAGAGAAATGATAATTTGCGTTTTTCGTACCTTCTTGCATCTATCTCGTCCGGATCATTCCAATATTTAGAATTTAATAAAGCCATGTCTCTCATGGAATAACTAAAGGTAAACGGCTTTTTATGTATCCTATATTGTATAAAATGTCGCAATTCATGCAACAAATTCCTGCACATTCTTTTTACTTTGATATACCTGGCATCTGACTTGTTTGATTCGACAGCCACATTCAATATATTGAACAAATAATAATAATTGCTATCAACAGCTCTGGACATTATATGAATCTTCATTTTGAGATGGTTACACTTACCTTCAGATTTGCAAAGAGCAACAATAGCAGCTGTTAACTTTTGTTCTGCTATGTTGTATTTTCTAAACCATCTTAGCGACTGTCTTGTGTACTTTACAATCATTTTAACCAAACAGTTGTAGGATCAAATGCGGTTGTGTTTAAGAAGTCCCATACTTCATATTCCGGCTTAGTTTCGACGCTGGCTGCCTTCACTAGATTATTTAGTAAGCTCTGTAGGTCTTGAATATGCCAAACATCATCAAGCAACCGCTTGCCAGAGGTTCTTGATTTATGAGCCACATGATCTGCATATGAATAAGCAAAACCTGCAAATGGTGGTATCATGCACCCCAAACTAACAAGATTGCCCAGAATACGAGAACATACTTCTTTACCACCAACAGAATGCATAGTCACAACCGCTGCAGCAGGTTTGCCAACCAGATATTTTGAACCTTCAAGAACAGTCATTTTTTCAAAAAGCTGCTGCATGGAAGATCCCCAACTATCCCAATACGTGCCTGTGGATAAAATTAATGCATCTGCTTTCTTAATACTTCTCTTTACCGTGTTCCAACAAAAAGAGGGATGCAGATGGATTATTTTAACCTTGACACCATCATGATTTT